GTTTAGTCCATTTGAAAAAACCTTGATCCAATGTCTTCTTGGCCCAGAGACATATGTCATTCCGTTATTTTCAGTAGGCGTTTGGTTAATACCAGATGATAAATTATCTATTCTGTTATTTAATTCCGTTTTAACCCATTTTGAAAATGGACCTGCTTCCCATGGTCGATCTGCTGACATAATTATGAATTTGCTAATCTAAAGTTTTGTAGTATTGTTGTTATATTGGTAGGAATTCTAAGTTGTTTTGTTGTATCCAAACTAAGTTTTCCCTTTCCTAAATTGTTTGCAACAGCGATAACCCACCATAAACTAGTATCTTTATAATACTTAAATGCCAAAGAGTCAAGATAATCATTATCAGATACAGTTACATACATATCAGATTCTGATACAGGTATAGCAGGATATATTAACGTTCTATATACTAATTTACCATCCCATCTTTTTGTTTTGGTTGTATAGTCGTATCTATTCATAATTATGTAGAAGTAGTTAATGTAGCAGCGTCAATCCATCCAAAGTTTGCAGTGTCCACAACCTCCGGTTTATCTATTTCAAGTATATTGCAATCTATTGTTAAATCCACTTCCATAGGCATTTGAGCCACAGATGCGTTTGCTATCTGAACTGTCGTGTTTCCGTTTACAGTTGCATTTGTATTTCCTTGAATAGTCTGTGGACTGGTCCTTGGATATAATCCATTATAATAATTATATCCTGACGTTTCTTGTGGTAAGGTTTCCCAAGTTGCATTATCAGGAATCGACAAACTCATATTTGTTATAACAATTGGTTGATTTTTATATAAATCGCCAATCGTTAATTTTACCAACGGAGGAACTATGAACTCGTTGTTAAAATATTTTGCAGGCTTTGATAAATTTAACAAATAATTTACTCGTTTCCACATAGGCAATAATTGATATACCGATGTAGCAAGAACAGTGAATGTAAATCCAAGCGATCTTGTAAATCCTTTATAATTGTAAACTTTATCAGCATTTCCAACATATTGAAAATTATCCCAGTCGCTTGTATATCTTTCGTTTATCGATTTGACGGTTGCTCTGAATGGAATATATTTGTTATTCGCAATATCGTAAAACCAAAATCTTACCAAATCTCTATCTTTAAATAAACTATCGTCTTCGGTTGGAACAGACATGTTTATTGGATCTGTAAGTTTTGCTCCCAGTCTATTTCCGTTCGAATGTTCTAAAAGTTGTTTTGATAATAATGTATTGCTAAATCTATTTAGATACGTAGAACTATTTACGTCATTGACAATATTATCAACTGATTTTGGTTGTCTATAATCATTTGGATGGGTTGTCTTTTGTTTTTTAAGAGTTTCCCAGTCGTTTGACCGTCCAAGTAATTGAGCGTTTAATAATTGGACAGATGGATTTTGTGGACTATCTAATTTGGTTGGATACGCACCTATTCCAGCAGTATTTGTTCCTTTTATATTATTGATGTAATTATCGTAATTAACCAAAATTTCTGATTGTTCTCTATCGGTTTGTATAAAATACCCAGCACCTGCTTCTCCCAAATCACCAAACGAAGATGGTTGATTTATAGGGTTTTTTACGACATCTGAATATCTTTTTGTCGTTGTCGCATCGTTAGTCTGTTGTGTTACAGTATTACTTTGATTTACTGTTCCTGTTCTATATTTGATAGAACCTTTTATTTTTACTGTATTAGCCCATTTTTGTTTTACACCATATTGTGTATTTCCATCAACATCCACCCATACAAATCTTGGAATTTCAGGTGAAGATCCGACAAAGAAACTTTTTATTCTCCCAAATAAAGTAGACTCATATGGTTTTTGTATAGTTCCATTCAACACCATCAAATCATAAGAATTTTCGTCGCCTTTAAATCTTGTTCCTGAGGGTTGTCCGACAGGTAATAGGGCTCCTAAAGCGGTCTCGGATCTTATATAATTTCCTACATCTAAAAGTTTTCCAATCAATCCTTTGTTTTTAGGAGACCAATAATCAGTAAAGTTTTTATATGCAGCAGATGCAGTTCTTCCTCTTGTAAGACCTTTTCCGCCATCTTGTCTATTTACAGGCAAGGCCCCAGGTAATCTTGAACTAAAAGGATTAATCGTATTTAAAAAATTAGCAGGTTGACCAGTTGCTGTTCCTGGCGGAGGAGTTGGATTAGAGTTACCAAATAATACAGTAGAGACTGCTTTTAATCCCAATGCTCCAAAAATACCACTTGCATTTAATTCTACGAATCTATTAGGTCTGGATATAAGTCCAAGTGTGCCTGGTCTAGCAGATGCTATAATAGGCATTAATGGATTATATATCTTGGTTTCATTAAAAGGTTGTAATCCTTGTAGTAAAAATTGAGTAATTGTAAATTTTGTTCCAGCGGACGTTCCTAAAAATTTTCTAATTCTTATTACGTCTTCTTCAGATGATACAAATGGAAGTGTTCTACTGTCAGTTTTCTTTCTGGTGTTTAAAGAAGAATTTCCTTTTAACCCACCAATTTGAACGTTCGATGGATTTACGGCAAAAAATGGTTGTTGAGATGTTGATCCTTTTCCTTCACCGTTTGTATAATAACTAAATTTTGTATAAAGTATGTTTGAATTTCTTTCAAACAAAGTAAGCATTTTTGGGGTTCTTACCTCATTAAATGAAGGAGGCAATGACAATCCATTTGATGTAATTTGAGGATTATTGGTAGAGATTAATCCACCTATGTTATTTTCGTTTGCCATATTTTATGCGAAATTGACTTGCTTTGACATAAGAGTGTTTGCACCAGCGGGCTGACTATTTGCGGTTATGTTTGCCACAGCGACTGCAAGCACTTTACCGTCAAGGTTTACTGCAAATTTTACTTGTTTCATTCCCTCAACAACTGCAGATTTAATAGTTTCTGCCAATACTGTAGATTCAGATTTCTTCTTTTCTTCTGATTCAGTATTAACGCCGGCGGTTATATTTGCCTTCAAATTACCTAAGTTTTCAAGAACCTTTAAATCTTTATCATTAAAATTTTGAAGTTCTCCTCTCAATTCTGACACTGCTTCTTTTACAGCAAGTGCCCCATCTTTTATTTTAGATAAATTTTCTACGTTTATATTTTCAATCAATTTTGAAAATGAATCTGAGAATGTTTTTATTGGATTTGCTATCGACTGTAATGCAAGTCCAAGTGTCCCTAATACCGCAGATAGTCCTATTATTGCTACACCCGCAAGTGCTAACGGGATAACAAGTTTAGGCAACAACAAACCGAGTATCGTGGCAAATCCTAAAAATATACTCAACCCACCGACCAAATTTAAGAAAAATTCCATATAACCCATACCTCCAATATCAGCAGGAAATTCTTTAAGAGCCTTTCCAACTATATATAAAGCGCCTGCAGTTGCAACGATTATTGCAGCTGCACCAAGAAGATTTTTCCACATTGCAACACCACTCGCAGCCGATCCAACCGTTCCAGCTGCACCTCCAGCGGCGCCAGTAGCAGACCAAAGTTTTCCTATTATTGGAATTTTACTAAAAAGCATAGTAAATAAATTTCCCCATTTTATTGTTAAAATTCCTACAGCGACAGTAGCGGCTACTGTTCCTGCTACCAGTTTACCCATGAGAGGAATTTCTCTAATGTAATTATTTATTGCGGTCAATCCTGATACCATTTTACCAATAGTTTGTAATACAGGCAAAAATATCTGACCTAACTGTAAAATTAATCCGTTAAACTCACTTTGAAGTTGTTTTTGAATTGCAAGATTATTTGTTTCTTTTAATCTGTCCAATGCTCTTTCTCCTTCAGTCTTTGACAATCCGTTCGATAAATTATTTAAACGTTGATACTCTGCAACTTGTGCTCTTGCTTCATCAGTTCCCATTTTTGATAATAATTGAACATCTTTTCTTATTTGTAAACTGTCTTGAAGTTTGTCAACTGATAATCCTGTTGCGGCCGCAATAGATTTTAATGTAAAATAATCAACTTTATTTAAATCAACCGTTTTCTCAACTGTGTCCAATACATTTTTTGTTGCTCCTAATATATCTCCTCTATATGCCAATACTCTAGCTTCATTAAAAGATATATTCTTTCCCATCATTACACTAGCTTCGATTTCGGCATTTATTGATTCTTGAAAATCCAACAATTTTTCAGCAACTGAAGCAACGTCACCAATAGATAATCCCAATCTTCTTGCTTCAACTGCGGCTTTTGTTAATTGAACCGTGGTTCCTCTGAATGTCAGTCTTACATTTTCAGCTAAAACCGACAAATCTTTCATCACTTCTGGGAACGGAACTCCTGCTGCCTGTGATAAAGATTGTGCATAATATATCAAAGATTCTTGAGTTGCTGCACTTGATTTTGACAATCCCATGAATGTTCTCAAAACCTTAGCAGATGTTTCACTAGCGATACCAAGACTGGTTTCTAATATTGAAAAATTTTCTACAAGTTGTTTGCTTGCAAATACAGAACTGCCAAATCCGTTTGATATTGCTATTATAGATTTTTGAACAGTTTCAGCCGTTACTCCTAAGTTTGCAAATCTAACATATACATCCGTTATGGTCGTTTTAAATCTATCTCCTTCTTTTCCAATCAATCCCAATGATTTTCTTACTTCAAAAGCAGCATCTTCAATAGATGTAAAAGCAGTTACAATTTTTGAAGCTATATAAAAAATTACTTCATGTTGTTGTTTTATTTCATTAAAAGAAGACTTAAGGCTAGATGCAAATCCGTTCTGTTTTTCTAATTCTGGCGATATATCTTTAATTTTTTTATTTATTCTTTCTAATTTTTCGACAATTTCATTTTGTTTATTGGAATTTTTTTGTAAATAATCGAGTTCGGCATCTGCCATTATCATCTTTACCTTCAATGTATCTATGGCTTCTTTTTTTGCAGCGGCATCTAAAGAAGTAGACCGTAATAATCTGCTTATTTGTGCAGTTGTAATTTGTTTTTGAAGATCCAATTCAGCTTCTTTAAATTCTAATGATAAACTATCAAGATATCCACTTTTCGATTTAAGTTCATTTATTTTACTCTGAATAACTTCGCTTAATTTTGCATATCCGTTATATCTATCCGCAATGGATGACATATTATTTATTTCTTTTACCGCGTCTTTGAATCCTTTTGTAAAACCAACATTTGAAGTTGTGAGTCCGTCAAATAACTTAAATGCATCAGATTGAATCTTTTTGAAAACTCTATCCAATTCGTTGGATAAATTTTCAATAGATTTTTTTACGTCAGATTCTGTTGTGGTTCCTACAGCCATATATTAATACATAATATAAATATATGGATAATTATCTTTTTGGTCTTATTTTAGAAGAAGATGAAGATGCTTTATCCATTTGTTCACTTTCTTTTTCTTTTGTTTTTATCAACAAATTCAAATAGAAAGTTCTTAAATGAACAGGAAGGTTATATGCGATATCTTGAGTGAATGCCCCTTCGCTATAATATGCCAAACTGAATATTTGTTCGTGTAATTGAACTTTATACGTCGGTGTTAGGCCAAAAAAAGGATACCGTAATCGGTATACCCATCCTTTCTTCATTAGCACAATGTTCACATACAAAATTAAAAGATGAATCTATATCAGGAGTTACTTCTTTCATATATGTTCTGAAAGATAAACTATCTCTTGATGTCAATTCATTTTCAACGAATTTCCTAATTTCTGCTTTATCAGTATTACCGTCAACTGATGTAATCATGAACTTTAATCTGGTGGTTAATTCAGAAGATCCGTTATTTTTAAACAATTTGGCCGCTGTTTTTAATTCAGCATCAATTTGTTTATCGTCAAAATGAGTTAATAGTTTAAATGTTACAGTTCTTTTACTGTAAGGCAAAACAAATTCAAATCTATTCTCTCCCTTTGTGTATTTTGAGTAATCTAATTCTTTGATTTTAATCTCATTCAAGTTTACAGTTTTTTCATTTTTTTCACCACATTTATTACATTTAATGTCAAGGGGACCGTAATTATCGCCATATGCAAGTCTTCTTGCAGCAATATATAAAGCATTCTTATCACACAACAGTAAATCGTTTATTTTTACATTTTTATTTACAATTAGAGCTTCAAGAAGAGTATCCAACACAACACCCTTTTTGATGAGGTTTTGATTCATCAAAATATCTTCTTCTTTGGCAGTCATCAATTTCATCTCAATATGACCTTCAGACAACGGTGTTTCATTTGAATAAAAGTATCCATTACTTGGCAAATCAATCAACTCAGTTGGATAAGTTGTTTCTTTTTTAGATTGAGATTGTGACGATCCAGCAGATTGTCTCGAAATTGGAACCATTAAATTTTCATCCATAACTTTATATTATATAACAATATATATTTAACCAACCAAATTTTAAATTATTTTATTTTAAAAACTAGTGTTTTTGGCAGCAATTACATTACCTGCGGCGTCTCTTTTTTCTGCTTCCGCATCTTCTACATTTTTTTTAGCAGCAGTTCTTTTATCTGGATCATTTGATTTTGTTGCATCTGATTGTTCTTTCTTTTTATCTGTCAAATTTTTATTCGCTGCATCCAACTGCGTTTTTCTGAGTCTCAATAAAGCCCGTTTTACGTCTTTTTCTGCAGTTTCCGCCGCATCTCCTTCTTGTAACTGTTTAAGAATTCGTCTAACAAACAATCTTACGTTCTCGTTATTCATATGTTAATAAATATCTATATAAACAAAAAACCCCACCTTTTTGTTGGTGGGGTAAATAAGGAATATGTTAATATTAGTATTGGAGAATACAATAATCAACGCTAAGGGTAACGCCGATTACAAGTGGTTCACCACTATCTGTCCAGTCGCCTTCGCCAAAATCGGCTTGGGTAATAAATGCACCCTTAAGTGTCCATTCTTCTACCTTATCACCCACAGGACCAAGAACGTTAATGGTTAAATCTTTCTTATAGAAGTCACTATAACCATCACGGCCGGTTACAGATTCGTGGCTCAAACGAACCCATTCCATTACTGCTTGAGCGCCGGAAGGAACGATTGGGTCATACAATTCCATCGTAATATCATCCCAAGTTGTCTTACCCTTGTAATAACGTTGGATGTTGATGTGGTCAAGAGTCTTCTTTTCACTCTTAACGGTTGGTCTCTTTACCTTTCTTACAAGAAATGAAGGTATACCGTCACAATATAAAATGAAACGATTCTTTGTTTTTGTCTCGAAATTCGTAAAAAATATTTCGTTGCTATTTAGTAGATCTGCCATTTTAGTGTCTCCTTTTATTGTTTAAATTTATACACGTTTATGTGTTTATAATAAATATTTGAAATAATAAATTTTTTTGACTTTTTGATGATTTTTTGTAATAATTATACAATGTTCGAATCAAAGGATATTTATGCCAAGAAAAAGAGATAATTCACGGTGGTTAAATGTAGAATGTAAAATTTGTAAAAAATCATTTGAATGTAGGGTTTCTCGTCAAAGGATATATTGTAGTAAAAAATGTTCAACAAATGATGTTGATGTTAACGCACTTCGTATGAACAAAACAAAACAAACGTGTTTGGAGAAATATGGCGGTCATCCAATGACTACAGTTGAAACCAAGGAAAACCTTAAAAAGTCTTTATTGGAAAAATATGGTGTAGAACATTATAGCAAACATGGTGATTATAACGAAAAGGTAAAGAAAACCAAGTTTGAGAGATATGGTGACGAGAAATACACAAATTTGAAAAAAATAAAATCAACATTGATTGAACGATATGGAGTTGACAATTCACAAAAAATTAAAAGTGTAAAAGAACAAACTTCAAATACGAAGAAAGAAAACCATTATGCTTTTTTGAAAAAACATTTTGAAGAATCAGATTTGGTGTGGTTATGTGAATACGATGAATATAAGGGTTATCATTTTTCTAATAGGTATAATTTTAACTGTAAAGTTTGTAATAAAACGTTTGAAAGCACGGTTTACAACTTAAATAATATTTTTTGTGATTATTGTCATCCGGATAAGGTTACTACCGTAGAAAATGAAATTTATAAATTTTTGATTGAAGTTCTTAAAAAAGAAGAAATTATCAAAAGAAATGACAGAACTGTTTTGAATGGTAAAGAACTGGATTTTTATGTTCCGTCAAAAAATTTTGCAATTGAAATCAACGGGCTTTATTGGCACAGCGAAAGTGCTGGCGGTATAAATAAACACTATCATCTTAATAAAACTAAAAGTTGTATGAATCATGGCATACATTTAATTCATATATTTGAAAATGAATGGATTAACAAAAAAGAAATCGTAAAGTCAATTATTAGAAATTTTATCAATTATTCATCTGATGTGGTTAAAATAAATGGAAGGGATTGTTTGGTTTCGGAAATAAAGGAATCAGTGAAGAATTCATTTTTAAATGACAATCATTTGCAAGGAGAAGATAAATCATCTGTGAAGATTGGTTTGTTTAATAAAGATGAACTTGTGAGTGTGATGACTTTTAGAAAAACCTCAAGATTTGACAATACAAGCGAATGGGAATTGGTGCGGTTCTGTAACAAAATAAATACTATAGTTAATGGTTCCGCTAGCAAACTGTTCAGTTACTTCATAAACAACTATAATCCCAATAATATAGTTACATATAGTGATAGAAGATACTTTAGTGGTAAGATATATGAAAAACTAGGGTTTAACTTTGTGGACTTTACACCTGTAAATTATTACTATATTATTAATAATTATAAAGACTTACGTCACAGAATGAGTTTTCAGAAACACAAATTAAGTAAATTATTGAAAATATATGACTCAACCTTAAGTGAATGGGAAAACATGAAAAACAACGGGTATGATAGAATATGGGACTGTGGCAATTCCAAATATTTTATATCATTTATTCGTTGAAATTTGTTTATCATAGGTGGAGGTTATAGCATTTCTGAGTTTTTCTAAATGACCTCTACTTCTCAATATTTTAAATACTAAGTTTTCCGTGCTTAATTCTCCACCTCTATCCAAACCAGCTTGACGCATATCATATACATCTTTGAGTGTAGTTTTTAATAGTTCTAGATTGGATTCTTTAATAGCACTGTTTATCTTATACACCGCATCGGTGTATTTGTTTTGTATAAGATTTTTATCTACACTAAAGTTTTCGTATTTTGGTTTGGATACCCAATTACCAGTCAATAGTGAATATACACCACTTGACCTGTTTTGTTTGGTTACATCTTGTATAAATACTTCTACGTTATATCCGTTTATATGAATGTCATGGTCTTTGTTCCATGCCGATTTTAATTGGTTCACGTATTTTTCTACCAATTCTGGCTTTTCCCCGACATTCTTAAAGTTGATAACAAGATGAAGGTCAAAATCGCTATAATTAGACCAGTTATAATTAGCTAAACTCCCAACAAATAAAATATCAATTATTGGTGCGGTTAATTCTGTATCTTTATAAAAGTCATTTGCGACTTGAATTAATTTATCCTTAACTTCTTTGTTAAGAACCAATCCATTCCAAATATCTGGATTTAGTTGTGTGTTGTATATTCTATACTTCATATATTGGACCAACTATATCCGCGTGTTTCTTTTATTACACCTACTGCAGTTTCTATATCTTTTTTAGCTTGGTCAGCATTTCTGTATACTATACCTTCTCCGCCAGCGGCAATAAATTGTTCTACATTCTTATATAAATCATCTAATAAAATTGTAGAACTTGTTGCCCATCTAGCTTTATCTGTTCCTGAAACCGCAAAGTTTATTTTTGTTTCTGTGAGGTATTTTTTAATCCACATCGTTTTCCCAAGTTCTATATCATGAATAATTTTCGATGCGGTTTGTGGGAAATTCACACGAATCTGTTCCGCACTGGTGCTTGTTAAAACTTCAATTTTAACTTTTGGGTTATTTTTTAATTGGCCAAGATAGTCTCTTAAAATATGAAAATCAGACATTGGTTGCATTTCACTCCAAAAAGGGACACCTTCAGCAAAAATGGTTGACCACATCGCTTTTGTTCCTTTTTTCTTCTCAAAAACACCAGGAGTTTCGTTGGTGAGTTGTTCGAATTGTAATTCAAAGTCAGCTAAAACACCATCCATATCAAGATACAATGTGATAATTTCTTCTTGTTCCAATAAATTGGCATCATGGATTTCTTTTAATAATGATTCTAATTTAATCATACATATAATAAATAGTAGGAATTTATTTATCTTGACAAAGAATTATAATAACCATAATATAAGAGCGCAATAAGCGCTTAGTTTAATAGTAGTTAATATTCTTCAGTTATGGTTGTTGCGGTTATATATTATAAATTGCGATTGCTTTTATAAATAAAAAAACCGCAACATATAAAGAATGCTGCGGTTAGTGTAATTATAAAATACGATTATTTTTTGGCAGGAATAAAAGTTCCGTCAGCAAGCGATAGGTTTCCATCGCCATATGATTCGGCAATTTTATTCACCCAATTTTGTTCATCTTTTTGGATGTCTGCATATTCTTCACGAGCCTTAGCTTCCGCATCAGCGAGTTGTTTGATTTTTTCATCAAGCGCAACACGTTCCAAATAAAACTGTCCAAAGAGATAAATTTTTTCTTGATACTTAGATTGAATTTGTTTCAATCCGTCAAGTTCTTCTTGTTTTAGTTTAATTGGTTCTGACATAATTATAGAGCTGGTGGGGTGTAGTCAGCTGGAGTAATTGTTGATTGTCCGCCATCTTGTGGTGGAGCTGAAGGTTGAAGCCTATTTCTCAATTCTTGATTGAGAATACGAATATTGGCTTGGGACTGTTCTGTCTTAGCCAACTCATCATAAACCAATGCTTTAATCTCTGTAATACTAAGTCTTGATAACTGATTTTCCATATATTAAAATATCCTTTCTAGGTTATAACACTAATATATATTATTG